TCAAATTTAATCTTTACAGATCTAGCATGATCCAAAACCACTTTTATTGTGTTATTGTCGACTTGACGTAACGAAACTGCTTTTCCTGCAAGTGGAAGCAAACCAGCTAAAGACATCATTAGTGACAATCGTCGATATACTTTATATTTCTCTATTCCCACCTCTATTGTACCACAAGGTGTATTTAAGACTTCAGATTTATTTTCAAAACCTAAAAATTTTAAGTTGACTTCAGGAGAAAATCTCTCAAAGAACAAGGGTTCTTGGGCGTTGAGCGTCAATACCGGACGATTGCTCTCAAAGCCGCAAATGAGCGCGTCTAATGAATTGCCAATTATAACACTCTTGTGATGATAGGTGTGGCCTTTCATACGATTTCATCGATAACCCCCAATCCTAGGGCCTCCTCGGCTGACATATACCAATCTACTTTCTTTTTCATAATTTCGGTCAGCTTTTTCTTAGATATCTGCGTTTTTTCTATCGTGATATCTTCGATCTTCTTTTGAAGCCTCTTGGTTTCTTCTAACTTCTCTTCCATGTCTTGCACTTTACCCCAAAAGCCAGTTGAGACTTGGTGGTATAGTGGTGTAGAAAGTGGGTATCCAAAACGTTTATGTCCACTGATAAGTATCATAAAGCCACAAGACATGGCGGCGCCGGTTACGATAGTATGGATGGGTGTATGACTCTTATCTATAACACCCAATAGTCCAAAACACTGATATACCGCGCCGCCGTAAGAATCAATATAGATTTTAATGGGTTTTGGCTTATAATCCAAGTCGTGTACTGAATATAGTTTCTTTAGGTACTCGTCATGGTCATTAATCTCAAGTATACTTTTGGTCAGAGCATTCATTGACGCCTGATCAACCTGTTTTGCTAGATATAAGTTTCGCGGCTTAGGCAGCGGTAATTCAGCAGCCATTACTCCTCCGTTTCTACAATACCCATAACATGGTTCTCAAGGATTACAGTGTGGGTGGTATCACCAATTACGATCTCTTCAATCATCTGTGACAGCACGATAAGAGTCGTGCCGGTTTCCACTCTGTCCAAAAATGCACAGTTAGGTGCAACATCAAGCACTTGAACCTGCTCGTATGTACTCTCAGGGCTCTTGTATCCTTCAGGCAATAGAACTTTAAATTCCCCATCGTCCTCCGGTTGGGTCGGTTGTTGTTGGGCGCCCCTAGATACCAAAATGTATCTGTTGAGCGGTGTATATGTTGTTGTCATCTTATATTACTCCTTGTTCCTTGATGGAACTATTGATGATTCTCTGTTGAAGTTTGTACTCACCTGCAGTTAGCCATACTGTTTCTCTGGCATTACAGGTGTTACAGCGGACGTAGACCGCTATATTGTTGCCACCTGCTGCCCTAACATCGCCACAAGCAACCCAATAATGTTGCTTTCCCGAAGGGCAGCGACCTGTTGCGAGTCTGCGCTCCAGCAAGTGATTTAGTTTTGTTAATCTCATTTTGGACCTCTATTAAATTGTGCATGTATCTCCATCACAAAATTTCGTGCCCTCACCTCCAGATTCGATAGACGCTCTCTGGAAAGGCGTAATCTTAGCACTCATTAGTTCATATTGTCCTTTAGTAATCGGCTCATACGGAGCTTGTTCGTAACCAGTCTCTTCGTATCTTAAGAAAGATACTGCCTTGAGTCGTGTTTCGTACATCTCTAATGCTTCTTTAATCTGGGGGCCTTCATCTGGCTTAAATGAAACCGTGACGGAAACAGAATTGTCTGCCCAATAATGTTGGTACTGTGCGGCGATTTCTAACTGTTCCCACATAGTAACATCCCTTTTGCCTTTTTGAAAATACGGCTCATGAACTGGAAATTCAACACAATATGTGTTTGGAGAATATGCGTCATCTTCAATAGTATAGCCGTTTTCTCTGAGAATTTGTACTAATTCGGAACTTTTTGCAAATCTAATTCTGCGAATGTAATATTCGTCCTCTGGGAAGTGAATCCCGGGTGTAGAGCCATTTAACAAGGATACTGTTCCCGATGGTTTAATAGAGGTCATTCTTACTGATCTGGGAATACATAACCAATCAGAGTACTGTTCATCCAAGTCTTGAACATAATCATACGCACGATCACACCAGCTAAACATTTCGCGCCTTCCGTGTTTATTAAATGACTGGACCACCCCACTTTGAGAAAGGCCAATTCGGCGGTTCTTAAGCATAATAGCGTTTGTTTCTGGCCAGTGTGTGTTTACCAAGGTTACTGTTTTGCCATACAAATATGCAATCTTTAACGTTTTAATGTAGTCTTCATAACTTTCATGCTTGGCGGGATATGTCTCGACCAAGCAGCACAGTTCTGCATCTTCCAGCTGTTGTTCCACACATGGATTGAAGCCCATAATGTTCTTATCATCATATCTCTCTGGATCTTTAAATCTGCCTTTCGTGCGCGCATTATCGAGCCAAATGTAGCCCGGTTCACCGTTTTTCTGCGATTGTTCCGCATGCCAAGCATAATCCATGCCTACTTTGGCAACGAAGGAGTTGTTAGAACCCCAACGATGATGATAAAGAGCCTCTTCGTCATTCTTCATCTGAAGGTAGTCCATGTCGTCATGCTGGCCTAGGGCCAAAGCAGCCGATCTGCGAACGTTACCTGCAACGACGCATCGGCCAATTAAGTTTTCTGTATCCACAATATCTACGGAAGTGACGGGTTGCCCAATTTTACCAGAGTAAAGGCCCTTGAGATTGTCATGTAGCTCAATGAGTGGGGCCGGCCCCGAAGAAGTACCGCCAAAGCCACTGATCTTAGCCCCAAGGGGGCGAATAAGCGAATAATCAAACGTGGGAACCTTCTCCCCAAAGAAATACCCATTGAGCAGCATGCCGACGCTTTCAACCCAACCTTCGCGGGAGTCGGGAATTTGATATACTTCATCTGTCCATGACGGTTCTTTCACTGTGACCGAGCCGGCGCCTAGAGTATCAAAACCGACGCCGATGCCGACCATAAGCGCGTCCATGATCCACTTAAAAAGGTACCCTCCCTTCGAAGAAAGGTCTTTGGTTGATCGAAAAGCACAGTTAAAAAGGCCCGCTCCAGTGCGGGTTTCTACAAAATCAGTGCCCATCATCCATAAGCCTCGGCCGGGGGGCGTCCATTTGAGATTAAACAGGCGATCATAGGCATCTTTAGCAGTTCTCTGGGCTTTCGCGTCGTTCCACTCAAGTCCCAATACATACACATGTCGTTTCTGAATTGTGAACATTCCCTCGATCACTCTGCGGCAAGTTTGCCACCACTCTTCCGTACCCTCTGCGTTGGGATCAAACTCCGAAAGGCGGCGGGCGTATGTTCTTTTAAAGGTTACATATCCCAGCGGGCCCCAAGGTACCTCGGCTTCTGTATATGGATCGATAAATGTATCCGACAAGCGGAACTTTCTGACTGTTGTATTTTCTCTATTCATTGGTTATCCCTCTTAAATTTCTTGTATTTGTCTTTTAATGACTGCTGCTGTTGCTTAGCGGAGACGGCCACCACACTTTCAATGGTATCGTTCTGACTAGGATGTACCTTAATCTTCACTCTGCTGGTGTCCATGTAAATAGGATAGATTAATCCGTCTGGACCATTTCTGTTTTTTGCAATGAACACTCTTCCACTGTTTGTTGTCTTGTCTTGCACAGTTCTGGATACTGAAAAAATAAAATCTGCTACAAAACACTTACTGAATGCCTCCGATATTGATTCCATAGTGATCACTTCTGCGTTGAGACCACCTCTGTTTGTTTGCGAGGCAGTCCAGACTCCACAATCAAATTCTTGCGCTATTGCGCGCAGTCCTTCGTAAATAGATTCGAGTTCCATTCTTTTCTCTCGTTGAGAGTTAATTGGTCTTAAAAGATCTGCATAATCAACAATAATCATGTCGATCTTGATGTCGCGCTTTCGAAGGCCCTCTAGGTGATTTTTAATTGTTTTTACTGAAGCAGATTTTGTTGGATATTCTTTAATAATAAGGTGACCATCGACCTCCTTCACTGTCTCAAGAATCTCCTCTTTAAAGTTGAATAACTCACCAAGAGGTATACCGGTGATACAACTGTCATATCTGTTGGCAATCGTGGTATCTCTTAATTCTAAAGTATATTGAACTACCGTTTTGCCTGCTTTCAAGGCTTCGGCGCCAAGGTGTACAAGTACCATGGATTTACCCGTGCCAGTGGGGGCGATCACCACGCCAAGCTCACCTTTTCCCAAGCCATCTTTACAGATTTCGTCAATCTCTGTCCAGCCTGTCGTAATCGGATTTCGTGCTTGGATCGTAAAGCGTTCCTCAAAGTCAGCCAAATAATCATAACCATAATTGTTGTCGGCGCCCAGCTTCAGGGCGCCATTAATAACTTGAGAGATCTCATCATAAGAAGAACTCTTCAACAATTTTACTGATTCAAGCATTGCCTCCTTTAATTTTTGCTTTCTGCAAAAGTCTAAAGAGACCTCTTTGATATAATCAGATCCGTCCACCTCGGATTTATGAATTCTGGCAAAGAACGCTCTTACCTGTCTTTGCACCACTTCTGCTTCTTCTTCAAGCTCTGTGCGAAAGATTGTAAGCATCGTGTTGTATGTTGGGTGAACACCGTATTTATCGCGATATTCAACGATCTTCTTAAGAAAAATCTGTAAATATGAAATTTCTAGAAAATTGAGATCCAACACCTCCATAATCCGATCAGCAAAAGGACGATCTTCCAAAATCAACTGGCATAGGCCCTCTTGGAACTCTTTTCCGTAGCGACTAAAATTCGCCTTTTCTTCCATGACCTACTCCCTAGAGTTTGCAACAATGCGCTTCATAGTGGTAAACAAAGTCGTCCAATCCCAGACGCCCATTCCGTCTTGAAGCATCATAACATTGATCTCTGTTTGATTGAAGTGTTTTTCCGATTTTTCTACAGAATACTTTATCTTTTGCTTACCCTGCGGAGATAGGGAGGGTACATACAATTGCATAAGTCCGTAGTTTTCCTCAATTAATTGTTTGTTCTCGACAATCGAAGAGTAAACCTTTAATTTCGAGTCTTCGTGGTTTTCACAGTGTTCAACAAGATCGTCAATAGTGCAGTTGTCGCTCTTGGCTATAAACGGGAAGCGCTTGGCAACAGTCTTCAATCCGATGCCGGGGATGCCGTCTAGATT